CGAATGGGCAGACCGGCTCGGCGGGCTTCGGCGACACGGGCTGAGATCCAGTCCCGTTGGCTGGCGCTCAGTTGATCGAACTGGGCTTTGAGCGCATCCCGTCGGCTCTCGACAAGTTCGCCTTCATGGGGCATCACGGGGCTGTTCTCGGTGGCCGGAGTGGTGGTGCCCGTCGACACGGTCGGGGTAGCCCGCTTCACCCGTGGATCGACGTCACCGAACGCGAGGCCGAGTTCGGCTTCGATCTTGCCGAGCACCACGTCGAGCTCGTCGATCTCTAGCGATGAGTACGGGGTCGCCTGCTTCTTGGGCGTGGCAATCCCGCTCGGCCACATCACCCTGACGAGTTCCCGGTTCACTTCGACGGCAGCATCGATGCGTCGACGGATCCAGGCGTCGCGCTGATCGGGGACCACCTCGACCTTCCACGGTTCCAGCAGATCCCGCAGCCCTCGCGCCTTGCGCACCTCGAGGGCGAGGTTCATCACCGCTGCGTCGAGTCGTAGGTGATGCAGGGTGCAGACTCCCGAGCCAGGCTCGACGTGGATGATGACGGCTCGTTCACGGCTCACCGCCGACATCGGGATCCGTTCGTCCTGGGATCCGTCAGCGGCGTCGCCCTGGACGTACAGACAGGAAGCGTGGGCGTAGATGCTCAACTGGACGCAGAACCCGAGCGCTCCAAAGTTCACCGAGGATCCGGTCTTGATGTCAGCGATCAGCAGCTCGCCGTCGCTGGTGCGCAGGAGCAGATCGAACGTGCCAGCGATGCGATGCTCATCCCACACCACGACGCGTTCGGTCATACCGTCAACGACCTCGAGGCCCGCGGCGGCGAGTTGAGCGTGGACGGCGTTCACATCAGCGATGTGGGAGGCCGGCGCGCTGTATGCGGCATCGTTGAACGACTGCTCCAGCATCCCGTGGAGTGCGGTGCCGAGGTCTCGACGCACGGTGGCGCCGCCTTGCTCTTTCGCCTTCTGGCACAGACCATTCAGCGCCCGCTTGTCGCCTTTCACGGCGTCGACCTGGGCGAGAAGATCGGGACGCTGGGCGAGCCCGATGGCGGTCATCCGCTCGCCCCACGCCATCAGCGCCGAGGTGTCGTCGAGCGCCTTGGCGACCGTGGTGGCTCGGGTGTACCCGACCGGCTTGGTCATACCTGGAGGTAGGACGAGATAGCGCCCGTAGCCGTCTCGACGGATCCGCTCGAACGTGACGAAGGTGTCAGCGAATGTCGTCATGACCGCTTCGCCAGTTCTTGCTCGAGCCAGCGGTTCTCCTGGCGCAGGATGGTCAGATCGGACCGAGCGCGCAGGAGGTCTTCGTTCAGGTGGTGCTGATCGAACTTGCGACGCTCGATCTCGCTGTTGAGTCGAGCGATCTGATCGCTTAGGTCTCGGATGTCGTTCTGGAGGCCGATGATGACGGCCTGCATCCGCATCGTGTCGTCCATCACTTCGACTCCTCGATCATCTCGACGGAGCGGTTGGTGGCGTGACGGGTGCAGCGAGGCGACATCGTCACCGGCAGATGGACCGTGATGGTCTGTGAGCACTTGGGGCAGCGAAAGGTTCGGGCAGTCATTGGGTCTCCTAGTTGTCGGTCGCTTTCCACGGCTGGTAGCCGTTGCCGTTGACCCGCTCCCAGTAGGTGAAGAGCGCCGCAGCTGCTCGCACGTTCTGGAGCGGATCCATGAGGGTCGAGGAGTCGACGGGTTCGCCGAGCGCCCCCTCGAGGTAGTCGTGGTTGATGTCGTTGATCTGCAGCAGGCCCGTGTCGGCGGTCGTCGAGCGGATCGCTGCGGTGCAGCGGGACTCGCGCCAAGCGATCCGACTCATCCGGTCGACGTCCCAGCCGGGGTTGTGGAGATGCAGCAGCACCTCGACTGACGGGCAGCGCTGCTCTGTCGAGGTGGTCGGTCCGGTGCAGGTCGCCATCAGCGAGGTGAGCACCAGGACGCTCTTCACGATCACCAGCCCGCCTGCTTCAAGAGACGAACCAGCACCTCGGCAGGCAGCACGCACCACCAGTCGACGGGGTCGGGCTTCCCTCGAGGGCGCACGACCGTGTACCCGATGTCGGTGCCGTCGTTGTGCATCTCGACGTCCAGTTCGGCCATCCAGCCGGCGATGTCGAGACGAGCGCCCGACTTCACCTCGCAGGTGACACCGGGCATCCCAGCGATGTCGCCACGGTCATGGGTGCCAGCGAGATGGCGACGCTCGACGAAGGGCCAGTCGTTGGCTCGCAGGAAGTCGACCCACATCTGCTCGGTCTTGGCGCCCTTGGCCTTGGCCGTGGAGGGCTTCACGCTGCCCCCGGCGTCCTTCTGGCGATGACGACATTGCATCGGTTCACCACGGCCTCGAGGAACGCTCGGTCGATGGTGTCGGCTCCGCTGTCGTCCATCGCTCGGATGAGGGAACGACAGACCGCTCGCACCGCTGCGGGGTTCTGATCTTTGACGCGCATCGCTGGTTCTCCTTGTCGACTCGGTAGGTGGCGACGATCCCGAAGACGGCTGCGGACAGCGCCAGCGGCATCGCGATGAAGTACGGGAGGTCGATCACGCGACGCCTCCGTTCGACGGTGCGGGAGTCGGTCGGCCAGGGGGACCACCGACCGACTCCCGCTGCTCGACGACGGGGAAGGGACCGTCGGAGCGAACGCACCCGTGAGACGGGTGGAAATACATCTCGACCGTGAGGTGACGGTCGCAGGCGAGACAGCGGATCGGGCGGGTCATGACAGCGTCCCGAAGCGCTTGCTGGTGACGAAGGCCGTCAGGCGGTCGCAGTCGTCATCGGAGACCGCATAGGTGCGGAGATTGTCGATCAGGCGCAGAGCGGTCGATTCGGAGAAGTCCTGAAGCCAGACCGCTGTGTCGCGGTGCTGGGCAGGCGTCATGTGGATGCGGGTCACGCCGCCTCCTCTCCGCAGGCGAAGCGCTCGAGCTCACGGTGAGCGACCAGGACGCGACCGGTGTGTGGGACTCGACGCAGGTGGCCCTTGCGGATCAGGCGTCGGACTTCGCTCGTGGACAGCGACAGCATCTCTGCGGCCTCGTCCACCGAATAGGCGATACGGCTAGGCAGTTCGGGCATGGGCCAGACTTCACCATGCCTTGTCATACCTTGTCAAGGTTTGTCCCAGTTTTTCTGTGACCAACGACCCGGTGCACCGAGGTACACAAGGCATGGCAAACTGTCGCAACTATGACCAAGTGGGCTGAGGCAGCGGGCGTGCTGCGGGACTACCTCGATGCTCGAGGATTGACGCCTGGCGATGTGGCGTTGGATCAGCCCTTCAGCGATGAGGCGGTCCGCTTCTGGCTCCGTCAGCAGGGACGACCGAGCAAGCGGAACGCCAAACTGATCGACGATCTCCTCCAGGCCGGCGGGGCGATCCAGACGGCCTACGGGTACTCCGTCGTCAGCCTGCCCGCCGAGGCGACTCTTGCTGATCGAGTTCAGGTCTTAGAAGACGCGATGCTTGATCTCGCCGGATTCCGGTCAGATCTTGTCGAAGCGCAACAAGTCCTGCTCGAGCACGTTCAAGCGCTGCAAGATGATCTGCGAGCGCTGCGGCGTGATCTTGGTACTGACGGCTGAGTCGGTCGATCCGCGCTGAGAGTTGATCTATCTCGTCCCTGTGCATGGGGCGAACATATGCGCGAGGTGTGGCAGGGCTGTCAGCCCCCCCCCCGAGTGGGTCAGTTCCGGTCGCCATGCGATGACCGTAGACCGGATAACCCGATCAGGGCTAGCCCTAGCCGATTCGGCCCAGGATCTCAGCGCTGGTTCGGTCGACGTTGGGCATGACGTGACCGTAGATGTCAGCGGTCGTCGAGGTGCGGGTGTGGCCCAGACGTTGCGACACGGTCTTGAGATCCATCCCGGCAGCGAGGAGATGCGACGCCGCAGCGTGGCGAATGTCATGCAGCCGGATGCTCACGCCGGCGTGTCGTCGCAGAACTCCGAAGCGTTTCGTCGCTGAATCCGAGCGCCACGGCTTCGTCATGTCCAACTCGTCGCTGATCACGAAGGCGTCGGGAGCGACCGTGATCCCCAACTCGTCACCCCGGTCATCGATGGCCACTCGCCACACCGTCAACAGATCAGCAGTCACCGCATCGATGGCCACTCGACGCACCTGGCCAGTCTTCGTGCCCTTGAGCCCACCGGTCACCGGATCGATGGCGTGAGAGATCGTTACGATCTTCTGAGCGAGATCGATGTCGGTCCATCGCAACGCCAACACCTCGCCCCGGCGAGCCCCGAGCACGATGGAGAGGCGCAGCCAGACCGCCAACATCAGGTCGCGTTCGCGCGCCACCTCGAGGAGCGCTGTCAGTTCCTCCACGGTGGGCGCTTGGGCTTGACGCTTCGGCGGCGCAGGCACTGTCGCCCAGCGCGCTGGGTTCTCGCGCAGAATCTGCCATCGACACGCCTGGGTCAGCGCTCCCGAGATCACGGCATGAACCTGCCGGGTCGCATGGATGCCGTCTCGCTGAGTCAGGGCTTGGTAGAGGCGATCCAGATCGGCAGCGGTGATGCGACGCACCTCGGTGGCGAGCAGCTGCTCGGGGATGCGCCGCTGGGCGGTGTCGTAGTTGCGAGCCGTGGATGGAGCGTGTGGACGCACCTCACGCCACCGCTCGATGAGCACGCGCAGCGTCATGTCCGACGAGGTCGATCCTTCCGACAGCACCTCGCGCAACCGGGCCTGCGCTTCACGCTTGGTGCCCGTGACGACCTCGCTGCGTCGCTTGGCCTCGCCCGTCAATGGATCGGGCGGTGCCGTCCACCGCAGTCGCCACTTCCCCTTTGCGTGAGCCGTGATCGATCCCTCGCCGTTGCCCGCCTTGTGTCCCACGGGCGCAGTCTGACGCTACGAAGCGACACGAATCCAGTCGCCGTTGGCCACGGTTGGCCACAAATCGAAAACGAAAGAGGCCCCGCCGGAACCGGCGAGGCCTCTGACCTGGGCTTTTCGGGTGGAGGTGAGGGGAATCGAACCCCTGGCCTCAACAGTGCGATCTTCTGGAAAAATGCCGTATGGCCTGCTCAGAGGTGGTCAGGCTTAGGCGTCATTCGCCGGTTAGCGGGCCATTCCAGCGTGCCGTTGGCCACGGGTTGGCCACGGGCTCAGTCCTTGTCCTCGTCGATGCCGAACACTGGCATCACGTCGAGGTTGCGACCGTTGTGGACCACCTCGAGGTCGGGGCCTTCGACACACTCCACGGCGTCGAGGGCTTGCTGGAGGACGTGGTAGGCGATCATCGGTGACAGCGAGCCCAGGTCGACCTTGACGATGCCGCAGCGATGATCGAGGTCGACCGAGATGATGATGTGTCGCTCGGACTCACCCGCCATAGCACCGCCCTCGCCAGATCGCTCGCCCGTCGTCGATGCGGATCATCTCCACGGTCCAGTCACCGTCGGGGGTCTCGGTGACGAGCGCGAGGCCTTGCTGCCAGTTCTCCCAGCGGGTCACGGGCCGCCCCATCTCGTCTTCGCCTGACTTCGTCGATGGCACTGCACCGTCGACTCGACAGAGACAGCCCGGCGAGAACGCCATCACGGTCTCGGGCTTGCCGTTGACCTCTCGGGTCTCGGTGTGCAGCGAGATGCGGTGGATGTGGCCCTGGACGAACGACTGATGCTCGGAGCGAGCCACCTTGACGACGTCCAGTTTCTCGCCGTGTACCGCCCACAGCGGCGTCATGCGGTCCGAACCCGAGGTGATCGGTAGGCGACCCGCAGGGTAGGCGCCGACGTAGGTGACCTCGAGGTCGTCGAGGCGCAGCAGATGAGGGATGGACAGCACCGGCCAGTCGTCGGGGGCTTCGGCTCGTCGCAGGCGCAGCGCCGCCATTGCGTTGCGAGTGATGGCGTCGCCGATGCGCTTGTCGTGATTCCCGCCGAGGAGGAAGATCTGCGCTGTCGGGCAGATGGCACGCTGACGGGCGAGGAACCGGTGAGCCTCGTCGATGGTCGGCTGGGTCGTGAGCACGAACTCGGGCTTCACGAGGAACTTCGACGACCACTCGGGAAGATCGAGGGTGTCTCCGAGATTTACGATCACGTCGGGCGCAGCGGCAGCGCAGATCTCGAGGGCGACATCGATGGCCCGCTCGTCGTGGGTCGGGATCAACTCGCCGTCATGGAGACGACGAAACCCGATCTGCGGGTCGGGCAGGATCGCCGTCACCGTGACATCTCGACTGACGGGGCGCGCCTTGGTGGGTCGGATGACCGTCGGTGCTGCGGGCTGCACCACGGGCCACTGGGGGCCGTCCTCCCACGCTGGTGACAACTGGACACCGACGAGGTCGTGGATCTCGGCCTCGCCGTCGGTGTTCTTCGTCAGGGCTTGATAGAGCGAGATGCGCTTGAGCCCGCCGAGCTCGTTGGCGTCAATCCCGTTGCGCTCGAGGAGATCGGCGATGCGACCGATGATCTCTCGGCGTGACGGTGCCGGGCCGGCCTGTATCGCTTCGACGAGTTCGTCAGTCACATCGACACCGACGGGCGATGTGAGCCTGCATCGTCTTGTCGTTGACGGGGATGCCGTGCTCATTGAGTAGACGCGCGAGACCGCTCGCGGTGTGACGGGTCGGGGTGCCGTGGAGACGGTGCTGTCGGATCTCGTCGATGACAGCGTCGACGGCGTCTCGCTGTTCATCGGTCAGCGCCATGCGCGCCAACTCGACACCGCAGCGATGACCGCCGGTGCGCTTCGTCGGTTGTGACAGCGCCTCGAGGAGCGGATCAGTCATCAGTTCCGAGCGACGCTGGCGGGTCCGATGGTGCCTGGCACCTTGCGCGCCACCGCGGCCTTGAGCACCGACAGACCCGCTGCGATGCCCGCCACCGCGGCGGTCTTGACGCTCGAGAGATCGGTGACGAGCACCAGGGCGAGAAAGGTCTGGATGGCCGTGGCGATGACCCGCTCGGCGGTGTCACGCAGCCAGATGGGATCGAGCATCGGTCACTCCTTGTGGGCGTGCCACTCGATGTGGCTGTCGAGGCGGCTGTCGATCTTGTCGACTTTGCCGTGGATGTCTTTCAGCACGTCCATGTTCTGGGAGTGCTGCTCGGTGTTTCTCTTGTCGAAGCGGCGCAGCATGAACATCGTCGGACCCGTGATGAGCGCAACGATGACGGGCACCAGGACGGCAACCCATTCCACGTCACCCTCGCTTCGAGGTGTTCCAGGCGGCGGTGAGCGCCGACTCCATCGGCGGGCAGTCGGTCGTCGTCTCTGACGATTGGATGAGACCCAGGAACTGGTTCCGGTCCACGGTCACGCGCGCCACGCCGGCCTTCTCGGCGACGGCTGAGGCGTGGCCGTTACGAAGCCACCCGAGATGGGTTCCGGTCCAGATGCAGGCGACCCAGCCCGCAGTTCCCGGTTGATAATCGATCCAGACCATGTCGGGCTCCTCATTGCTGCGCCAGACCTCGAGGGGTTCGCCGGCGTATCGGTTGCGAGACGTGGGCAGTTCGACGGGCTGGACATGCCAGGGTTCGTTATTCACTCGGGCGAAGGTGCGCAGCCCGAACTCGGCGCAGTGATCCTGCACCCATCCGAGATCGCCGATGAGATCAGCGGCGAGCGCGAAGCCGTCAGCCGTGGTCTCCTCGTGGTAGCTGCGTCCTGGCGGGGCTGCGGGAGCGACGCCGGGCTTCTTGCGCCACCGTTGACCGTTCCAGGTCACATTCCACGGGCGCTCGGTGACGACGTCATAACGCTGACGGAAGGTGCGCTCCTGGACCGTCGAGGATCGCCACCCGCCACCGATGCCGACGTCGCGCCCGTTGTCCTGGGCCTCGTCGAACATCGCCAAGAGTCGCCGGCGCAGTTCAGGATGGAGGCGGCTCCACGTCAAGCGAGGCTCGAGCTGCTCGAGGGTGATCCGTGATGTCGGTGTGGCATAACCGAACGCGTATGTGCGCATCAGAGACGCTGCGTCACGGTCCAGACGAGCACGGCGCTCACGGCGACGACGCCGGCGACCGCACCCACGGCGATGGATGTCGCAGCGATGGCGACTTTCATAGCGATACCGGTGCCCATGTCACACGTCTATGTCGGGATCGGGTGGGGGTTCTGATGGTGCGCCTAAACCAGTAGCAAACTCGGATGCGATGTGCGGTTCGACGGGAGCACGCCAATCGTCGGCAGCGACTTCGGTGGCCGTTGTGTATGCAGTGGTGGGTTGGGCTGTCGGGTCAGGTAGGCCGGTAGCAGCGTTGTTGCCGATGCGTGGAAGGTTCAGCGCCTCGACTACGGGATTGTGCCATGCTTCAAAGTCGGCCTGACTGGGCCAGGTGTACCAATTGGTGGTTGGCATCAGTAGACCGCCCATTTCGTATTGAGATAGTCGCGGATGATCTGGCGGTTGGCGTCGGTGGCGTCTGCGCCAGACACGATGACAAGTTCCGCGATAGAGCCGGTCAAAGGGCTAGCTGCGTCACTTCCGACATGCAACGTGAACGATGGATCGGACGTTGAAACAGTGCCTGAATTGACAATGTTTGTAGTGGCGCTTCCAGCGTTCAAATAAACTTTGCTTCTATCGTTGATCGTAGCGTTATCAGGATCAGCAAAAACCGTTGTTACATTGAAAACGTTCGCGCTCATAAAACCGTTTCCGGTTTCGTTTCGCACCGCCCAAGTGCCACCGACACCTCGGTTCACATAATGCAATATTTCATTGTTGCTGGATGACGAAACACGATCATCAAAATTCAATATCGCACCAACATTTCCGGTGGCGTTGGCACTCGTCCCAAGCAAACCGTACATTGCATTTGGGTCTGCTGTAGTTCCCGGTTTCCACACCGCCGCAATGATGTAATCGGTTCCGTCGTGCAGGAACTTGTAGGTCGTTGCTGCATCAGCTGACGTAAAGTAGTCACCTGCAAAGTCCAGCACATTTCTGCCGTTGAGTGTTGTGACGCCGGTCGTGGGTTGAAGCGCAGCGGTGGCTTGGACGAAATTACCTAATGTGCCTTTATTGTCCCATTGTGAGACTGCACCACCTGATTCGGTGATGGTAGAAACATCGGCGGCATCGAGCCACACGTCAGCATTGACAACTACCGACGGCGTCAAACCAGGCCACGTTTCGTTGCTCCGAGCATTGAACATGTCGTTTAGATCCCACACGCCTGGCGCTGTTGCCAACGTCGGTGTGTTGTTGATTCCAATAAAGCGTCCGTTGCTCACGATATTTCCAACACTGACACTGTGATCTCGGCGTCGTCATTGGTTTGACCACTGCAACTAATGGTGTCGCCAGCCTCAAGCACAAGTTTTCCTGCAATTACGCTCAGTGATGCTTGTGTGGGAATTGACACATCTTCGACCAGTCGGTAAATCGCGTCGCCATCTGAGTCATCAGTCCACCACACGGACACTTCTTCGTTGGTGGCGCTGACGTTGGCGACTTGACATTGCAGCACAATCGCCGTGGTCGAAGCTGGACATGTGTAGGCCACGGTGGTCGTCGTCTGGATCTTGGCGCCGTCGTTCTTGAAGGTGTTAGCCATGAGTCCTCCTCAGGACAGGGCGAGGATGAGAGCGATGGGGTCGGTGACGATGGGTTCCCACGCTGAGCCGTTGTAGAACGACAGCGAGTTGTCGCCGGTCAGATAGGTGACCATCCCCTCGCTCGGTGAACTGATCGCCGTGGAGCGGGCGCTGGCGTCGGCGAACACCATGATCGACTGCTGCATGAGGTAGGTGTTGACGTTGTTCGCCGTCAGCACCTCACCAACGGCGAATGTCTTGAAACCGGCTCCGGCCATCGGTCCTCCTCAGAATCCGAGCACGTTGCTGTCGAGTTTCCCGAGCACGGCGTCATCGAGTCGCAGATACGACGACACGTCTCGAGGTGTGAATCCGAACGTCAGCCGCCAGCCACCGCCGACGGTGTAGTCGTGACGGATCGACTCGATGGAGCACTCGATACTGATCTGGCTGACGTTCGGGGGTGTGAACTCCACGGTCGCCGACTCGGAGAGTTCCAACTGGCACAGCTGCGACACGGCGATGGTCGACTTCGAGTCGAGCAGCGTCGTCACCTCGGCGATGCGCGGGCTTTGGTTGGCGTAGCGGACGAGCGCGTAGTCGAGCATGTCGGTCACTTCGGCGTCGCTGCCGAAGAAGACCTCGCCGAGATCGAGGTAGCGCACGCCGTAGGTGGTCTGGCTGGTGGCGTCGTCTTCGATGACGTCGGCCTGGCTCGGTCGGTTCGCTGCGAGCCGGTTGTAGAGCTCGGTCGCCGTCACCAGGCGACGCAGCGCATCGTAGTCGGTGTCGCTGCCATCATCGCTGAACGTCACCGTGGAGTCAGCGAGCAGTTCGTAGCGGTCGAGGAATCGCAGCACGCCGGCCTTGTTGACGAACAGTGCGCCCTGCTCGGTGCGCTCCACCTGGTGCAGATAGGTGAGAGCGTTCCCCGAGGCGGTGCCGGCTTCGCATGTCGACTGGCCCGTGGAGATGTTGACGGCTCCCGAGTAGTCGACCTCGGTCAGATTCAAGATGGCGGTGACTCGAGCGCCGGTGGTCTGCTCGACGACTGCGGTGCCATCGGCGATCTCGCGCTGCGCCAACTCGGACAGACCGTCGACGCAGGAGATCGTGACGATGGCGTCGCCGCCGATGTCGTAGTCGAGGGTGAAGTCCTCGATGAAGCCGAGATACAGGCGCTGTTCGTACAGCAGCGACCCTTCGTTCGACGTGATGCGAATCCGTCGACCCGTCAGGATCTCGCCGAAGTAGGTGCCGGCTGAGTTGTCGGGGTCGAGTTCCCCGTCGAGGTTGCGCATGACCACGGTGGCGCGTCCCGTCTGGAACGGCTGGGTGTAGTCCTGTCGGCCTCGACTGATCGAGAACGACACGGTGCGTCCCGTGAGGTCGACGAACGAATCCTTGCCGCCGAACTCGGCCTCGATGGTGACGGGCTGCGCCATTAGGCGACCTTGATCGGGGCGGGGCCGTTGGACCGGTTGTACCGCCGGATCGCTTCGACGACGGCCTGCGGGTCGGCGCTCGTGACGGTGATGTTGATGACGTTGCCACCACCGCCGCCGGTTCCTCCGCCGACGGCATCGAGGCCTCGGGACGGCTTGCCCTTCTTGATGGCGTCTACGACGTCAGCGGACAGGACGTATTCGCCGCCGTGGGCGAGCATGGGCACCGCTTGACCAAGGCCACCCGGTATCGGACCACCCAGGGAGCGCCGGATGAAACTGCCAATCAGCCCGCTGCCGGCCTCGACGGGTGCTTCCTGTCGAGGTCGACCTGTCGTGATGCCTGGCAGTGACGGCAGAGGCGTGCGCACGACGGGCGTCTGGACCCGTGGAATGGACGAGGTGGTGCGTGCCGCTTGCGCCTCGAGCTCGGCCTGGCGTACCGCAGCCTGACCAGCGGCGACACGCGCACCGGCGAGATCCTGGTATTTCCGCACTAGACCGTTGACCTCGTCGGTCTCGAGCCCAGCGGCCTCGGCGAGTTTGCGGAAGGTTTCCTCGCCCTCGGGGCCTTGAGCGATGAGATCTTTCTGGGACTCGAGGAGGTCGAGGTTGGCGGTCTGGAGATCGCGCTCGGCTTCTTCGACGGCTTCGACGGCGGTGCGGTAGATGTCGGTGTCTTCGGCATATCCGTTGAGGACGTTGTTCGCTGTCTCGCGTGCCTCGGCGAGTTCGGCTTCACGGTCCTGGACGGTTCGTCCGGCTTGCTCGAGGTCTCGGTTGTTCGCCGCGAGTCGACGCTGCGCCTCTTCCCATTCGGGTGAGCCGAGGCCGAACTCATTCAGCGCTTCGGTGACTTTGCGCTGCTGGTCTTCGACTCGTTGTGTGGCGTCGAACACGCGGTCGCGCGCGTCGGCGAGACTCCATTCGGCATCCTCGACGCGACGCTGCGCTTCACGGTATTCGTCGCTGTCCTCACCGGCTCCACGGGTGATGATGGCAAGACGCTCCTGGGCGTCAGCGAGATCCGACTGTGCGGTCTCGACTCGACGAGTCATCCGCTCTTCGGACCGGCGCGCTCCGATGCCATCCCAGATGAGATCGATCTGATCCTCGATGGTCCGGACGATCTTCTCGGCTTCCTCGAGGCCGACGTCCATGATGCCTTCCATCGTGTACGTCATCGCATCGACTGCGGCACCGGCACCGTCTTCGATACCTGCGGCGACACCGAGGCTGATCGGTTCGCCGATCTCGCGTGCTGCGGCCCGTGATGGTGAGCGGGCTTCGATGGCACGCTTGCCGGAGTAGATCGCCGTATCGGCGAGCGCTGCTGCGGCGTAGGCGACGTTCGACTGTCCGTTGTTCAGAGCGTCGACGATGCCGCCATAGATTGCGTCACCGATTGCCATCGCCTTGGTGCGCATGTCAGCGCTCGGTGGCAGCGAGTTCTCCACCGCTGCGGTGATGTCATCCATGCGACGCTGGACGCCAGTCGCGGTCCCGTCGAACTCGGCGAGGATGTCTCTAGACATCACCGCAGAGTTGAGAACGAACGCATCGAAGGTGTCTTGGAGGTCGATCTCATTGGCTGCGAGATCGGCGACTAGAGTGGCTCCGGCGAGTCCCATGTCGGCGAGATAGGACGCGAACTCAGGCGAGGTCTGCTGGGCGATGGTCAGCAGGTTGTTCTGCCAGTTGTACGCGTCGACCGCTGAGTCGATGAGGTTGTTTCGGAACTCATCAATGGAGGTCTCGGAGTCGACTTGGAAGTTGCTGAACGATTGCGCGCCTGACTCGGTCGCCGCTTCGAGGGTGTCTCGCCACTCTGTCGTCGTGTCGAGCGATTCCTCGAGCCGTTCGCGGTAGCGATCCATCTCTTCGCTGACGGCCTTCGTTGCCTCTTCGAGATTGGCGATCTCTGTCGTCGTGCTTTCGGTTTCGCCACCGAGCTCCTCGGTCACGTCAATATTGCGACGAGCCTGTTCGGATGCTGCTGCAAGAGCATCGCGAGCGGTCGTCAGTTCGACACCGAAGTTGAAGATCTCCGTAGCGCCCTTGGGGTAGATGCCGGCGAGATCGAGGACTCCGTCCCCTCCCTTCCGGACCGCGTCTTCCAGCGCTTCCAGACCGGGAATCGCTTCGCCCTTGATGAAGCGCAGATAGTCCTCATTCGTGACGCCCAGTTGCTCCAGCGCCACTTGGTAATCGTCATTCGCAAGGAGAGCAGCAGCCTGCTCGGTGGCGACTGCATCAAAGCCGCCCGCCTCGGCCTCGAGCAGCGGGATCAGTTGCTCGGTAAGGGTCTTGGTGCGGTTCTTGTTGTTGTTGTAGTCGGTATACAGGTAGGCGCCCGCGGCGACCGCTGCACCGACGATTCCCAGACCCTTGGAGAAGGTCATCATCTTCGAGCGGGTCAACTCGAAACTGGTGCCGAGCACCTTGTTCGCAGCGGTCACGACGAGCTGCGTCGTCTGATACACCTTCATCGCTGCATTGACCGCCACCACGGCAGCGGCAAGAGTGCCGAGCACGCCACCAGCGATCAGCACCACTTCGGTGTTGTTGGCGATGAACTCGGTGACCTTCTGAACGACGGGCAGCAGTTTCTCGAGAATCGGAAGCAGGGCTCGACCGATCTCGACTTGAAGATCCTCGAATGTCGCCGTGAGGGTGCGCAACTGGTTCGGGAGCGATTCGGCGGTGTCTTGGAAGTTGCCTTGCTGGATGGCGGTCTGCTCGAAGATCTCAGCCTGAGCGGCGAGGATCTTCTGTTGTTGAGTCAGCGCACCGTTGCCGTCGTAGATGCCGAGCTCGAGCGCTCTGGCTCTGAGTGACGCGTCGTCCAGTAGAACGCCATAACGGCGCAGCGGCTCCGATTCACCACGGAGCGCTGCGCCGATTGCCAGGATGGCGTCCTCGGGTGAGGTGTCGTAGAAGGATGCCAGGTCTGATGCCAGTGTCGTGAACTCGGTCGCGAAGTCTGCGAGATCCTGGCCGGACAGGCCAGCGGCATCACCGAAGATGCCGAACGTCTGCGCAGCCTTCATGACCTCGATCTGGCTTTGTCCGATCTCGCGCGCTGCCGTCTTGGAGAACGCTTCGATCTCGTCTGCTGCTTCACCGAAGATGGTGCCGACAGCCGATTGCGCCTCGCCAAGTTCGGACGCTGCGCGAATCGCTGGCACCGATGCAGCCGCGAGGCCACCGACGACCGCCACGGCGGGCACGAACGCCTTCTGAACGGCGAACGCTGCCTTCTGGGTGGTCGTCTCCAGTTTCTTGAACTCGGCGATGGCCTTGTCGATGCCTCGAGGCGAGAACTCCGACAGCAGCGTGATCTTGACAGCCATGCAGCGTCCTTAGTTCTTGTGGCGGTCGTTCAGGATCTGAACGATGGCCTGGAGGATCTCGGGCGGTGAGTCGAGGAGATCGTTCGGGGCGATCCCCGTCGCGATGGAGAGTTGAGCGATCAGGCGACTCATGTCTCCTGGGCGTCGTCTTTTCCCGAGACAAGGTTCACCTTGTCGACCTGGCCGAGAAACTGCTCGAAAGGTTTCACGGTGACGCCGGCGGTCTTGAGTCCCTCCCAGGCGAGCCAGTAGAGGTACTCCATGCGCTGATCGGGGCCGAACGCCTTGGTCAGTCCGCACTTGAAGTTGCGCTCAAAGTTCACGACCACTCGGGGCGTGATGTCGACGACGTGATCTTCGCCGTCGACGGTGACTTCCATCTTCAATCCGAGCATGGGCAGTTGTTTCCTTTCAGGTGACTTTCGCTCCGATGAGCGATGCCAGGGATCGTTCGGCGTTCTTGATCGCCGTCTGAGCGGACTCGATCATCACGGTCCGCTCACCGTCGAGTTGGTCCCAGGCGCGCCAGATGAGACGCGATGTGTCCCCGCTCGACTTATTCAGTCCGCGAATGAAGTAGCGGCCCGCTTCGCTCTTGCCTCGCGGGTTGGCGCTGCCAGCGAGCTCGAAGATGATGCCGGCTGCGGACTTGTTCTGAATCTGCCATCCAGCGAGGATCTCGTTCTGGCCTTGGAAGGTGCTCGTCGATCCGATCTGACGGAACGAGCGAGCGGCTCCGGTGTTGCGCCGTGGTGAGATCTTGCGAATGCGCACGCCACTCTTGGCGGCTCGCTGTGACCATCCGCGCTCTCCCGACCAGCGCCCAGTCCCTGAACGCTGACGCCATCCCGACAACGGGCTGGCCGGCGCAAGGGACTGGGCCTTGGATCGGATGGGCTGGATGCTGCGACGAATCTCCCGATCCATCTGCTTCTTGAGATCGGGAGCGATGTCGCGCAGAGCCAGTTCCAACTCCCGCAGACCATCGACGGAGGCGTCGACGTCGATCACGACTCAGGCCGTGGTCTTGGTGATGGCTCCCGAGACAGGCCAGGTGACATCGGCGGTAGCGAGGTCGCCCACGGCGCCGTTGAGGATCGGCCACTCGGTGACGAGCACCGTCATTGAGAAGGACGGATTGTCGGTGGTCGTGGTCGTATTGACCGGCTTCACCGTGACAGTGGTGGTGCCACCCAGCAGCGGATAGACGGTCTGATGGACCTCGCTTGAGGCGAAGTCTTCGTGGAAGGACAGCGTGATGCTGTGATCGCCGAGACCGGCGATGCGTGTCACGGCGGTGTCACCGAAGGCCGTCGTGGGCACTTCGGCGTAGGACTCGCTCAGGGTGACGCTGGCGACGTGGTCTTCCAGGTCGACTGAGTTGATGCTGATAGCGGGATTGGTCAGGACGAACTTCGCCATGTTCAGGGCTCCTCGGTTTCGGCCTCATCGGCCTCGATGGGTGCGGGGTCGGCCTTGCGGGCCTTCGTCGCCACCGGGGCGACGGGATCTGCGTCGACAGCCAGATGGCCGGCGATGCAGAGAGCGGTGGCGTTGGCACCCACCTCGAGCAGCTGCTCTTCGGTGATGGTGTCGCCGGGGTTGAGGCCGGCGACCTTGCGGGCACCGACGATCCGATAGACGGCCATGTGGCCCTCCTTGGGTTCGGGGTGCGCTCGTCTTGTGACGGGGCAGTCAGCGCGCTGATTAGGCGTGGACGAGAATCGTGAAGTCCACGGCGAGGTACTCGGCCTCGCCTGCGGACAGGGACCGCACGTTGTCGGCCCGTTGAACGATGAGGGTCTGAGCGACACCGCCGAGGGTGCGGTCACCTTCGATGGCGGCTCGGATCGACTTCGCTCCCGTGGTGGCAGCGAAGTCGGACAGTGACTGGTAGCCGGCTCGATCTGACACTCGACCGACGACGACCGTGACGGTCATCTGGTGCTGGGCGTTTCCGAGAGCGAACGAGCCGTTGTATTCGACGGAGTCGAACATCACGAACGCTGACGGGACCGCCTGGATGTCGCTGGGTCGGTCGTAGCAGCGCAGCCCTGAGATCGTCTGGAGACGGGTGACCAGTCCGTCGAGGATCTGGTTCACGGTGGCCGGCATCAGGCGACCAGCACCGGATCTTTGCGATACGGCGCGAGGAGCGCCATCGCGACGGGGTGCATCGCTTGACGCAGGCGCATGATGCCGATGTCACCGAAACCGGCGATGCCGAGCGGAGCGTCTGCGCTCTTGAAGATCGACACGCCTTGGATCTGTGCTGCTTGGTAGACGGCGTCGGGGACGCCTTGCTGGGTGTTGCCGGATTCTCCGCAGTTCTGAATCGGCCAACCCCAGCGGGCGGTCACCTCGACCGTGGGTCGCTTGCCCCACGGGAAGTCTCGAGCTGCGACCGCTTGGACGCGTGTCCACGGCCAGGTCTGACCTGAAAGTTTCCGATTGAGCGGCCACAGGTCGTAGTCGCTGTCAGCCCAGGTGGTCTCGAAGATGCCGTCGTCGTCTTCGTCGGTCTTGATGACGATTCCTTCGGGGCAGGCGATGTCGTCGATCTCGACGAAGCGGAACGTGTCGGGGTAGTAGACGCGAGCGCTGGCGACGTCATCGGCGATGAACTGGCGACCGCAGTACGCCTGCACCATTTCCTGAGCGGCGAGCGCCACGGCCTCGAGTCGAGCGTCGTCGACCGTGTCGCTGATCCCGAGGATCGTCTTGAGATCCGAGGCTTCGACGAGTTGCGCCATGTCAGATCCTCTCGGGGGCTCGAAGCCAGAAGAACGTCACCAGGACCGCAAGGAGCAGCCACTGGGATGGGATGGTCTGTGCTGCGGCGACGGCCATCGCCGGTCCCGCAGCGTGATGCAGAAGTCGCACGGTGTCGGTGGCGACGATGAGCTGAAGGTGCGCTATGGCGAGCACGATCAGCAGTCGCCAGTCGGGTTGCCACAGAGCGGCGAGACATGCGCCCCACGGGGCGACGAGCAGCCATCCGTCACGCCATCGACCGGCGTGGGCTCGCAGTGCGGTGCGCACCGGGTGAGCCGCTATTTCGTCGAATGTTTCACCGAGTGGACTTGGACCCGGTCGGCGTCGCAGCGCCACACACAGCGGCACTGAGAGGGCAATGAGGGGCCACAGGGACCACATCCACAGCGCCGCCCAGATCGGTGCTGATTCTTTGATGCCGGCAGCGACACAGCAGAGCGCGACGCCTGCGGTGATGGCTTTCGGATCGCCGAGCGAGATCAGGGCGATGCCGGCGAGGTTCGTTGCCGTGGACGGCAGATCGACACCGACGGGGATGACGACTCGAGGCCCGAGCACGCCAGGGAGCGCAGCGAGAAGAGCGGCGGCGGCGAGGGCGGTCTCCCAGGAATGTGCTGGATGCGCCAAGCGAACATCGAGCCGATGAGGATCGGCCAGGAGGCGATCCAGCCCCACATCCAGCGATGTGGCAAGTCTCGACACAGCGCTGGCAGCAGTCGCCGGAGGTAGAAGGGTCGGGGGACGGGACGGCCCTCGGCGAGGGCTAGGTAGTGGCGGGCGTCAGGCCCGAGTCGGATCACTGATCCGCTCCATCCGGTCAAACACTGTCTCGTCGATCCAGACGTGTTTCAGGTGGTTCGTCTTCACGCCGGTATGGATGGCGATGGGGATCTCAAGAGCGCCGAGGCGAGTGCAGAAGGACAGATCCTCAGAGATCCACATCTGCGCTGATTCGTTGAAGA